CAACGTTGTAGAAGATTCAGCAACTGCAATTTCAGGGGCTGTATTTGCACAAGACGCCTTGGGCTTAGCAATGATGAAAGACATCAGCATTGCAACTCAAAGAGACGAGTCATTAAGAGCAACAGAACTTGTTGCATCAATGATGTATGCGTCAGGTGAATTACACGATTCATATGGAGTTGAAGTTAAAACTTCAAATTCAGGACTGTAATAATACTTTTAAACATCGTGAAGGGCGGCATTTTGTCGCCCTTTTTCTATTAACTTGTGTAAATACAATGTAGGACGAAGAAGGACTTCGCCAGAAGAACTATAGGATATAAAAACAATGGCATTCAAACCCGCTGTGTTAAATGATATAAAACAAGTAGAGCCCAACATAGATCAACTGGGCATTATCAATATACAAACAGAAATAGACAATGCGGCCCAAGACGTAATACGTGATTTACAAACACGTTGGTGGCCCACTTATAATTTAGGTTTGTACGATGTAAGCAGAATAGGCACAGGACGTGCTAGAATGAACTCGGATCAGCTTGATGCAACGCAATGGACCAAATGCACTGTGTTTAGAGCACTAGGCTTCCATATATTTCCTAAATTAGCAAAATTTGACCAAGACCAAGACATATTCGAACGTAAGATGGAGTTTTATCGCAGAGAATATGAACGTGAGTTTGACGATGAATTAAGGTTTGGTGTAGGTTACGATTTGGATTCTTCAGGCACATTCAATGACTCAGAAAAAGAAGCCACTGTATCTCTTCGCTTGAAGAGATAATGTCCATAAGAGAAAACATAGCACAAAATGTACAAGATGTATTGTCAGATATGGCACCACCACGTCCAGTGTTTGTAACACGTGAACCATTTGATGTACAAAAACTTGCAATTACACAGTTTCCAGCAATACTAATAACCACAGGCAACGAAACAAGAGCAGAACACACTATGGGCGGCAACAGACGTGCTGTGCTTGAAATGTCCATACAGGGTTTTGTGCGTTCAGATGGTAGAGAAGGATTTGTACAATCTGTTGATACCCAACGCAACAATTTAGTAGAGAGAATAGAAGAAACATTAAATTCAGATAGAACAAGAGAGTTGAGTGATTCAACAGCAGTTATGACTAGAGTAACTGCAATTGAAGTTAACCAAGAAAGACAACCACCATTAGGAGAATTTACAGTGACTTGTGAAGTGCATTACACTTTCACAACAGACACATTGTAGGAGGGCATATGAATTATAAATGGATCACAAAAGATGGGCAACGCAAACAAGTGCCCAACGATAGAATACAAAGATTTCAAGACGAAGGTTGGACAATGGTGTCCGACACAGTTAAGAAAAAGTCACCAAGCAAGCCTAAGGCTAAAGCGGCAGTGACAAAACCAAAACCAAAAATGACCATCACAAAGGCATCTGCAGAAGTAATCAAAGATGCAGTTGAAGATGAAGTTTTTGGCAGCCAACAGGAGGAATAGACAATGGCAACATTAACCGGGGAACTGGGCCAAGTCAAAATTGACGCAACTGACTCTGCAGGTGGCTCCACAGTCGCTATAGCAGAAATTAGATCTTGGGCTCTTACACATACACAGGACACCGTGGAGGATACTGTTATGGGTGATGGAGCAAGAACTTACAAAGCAGGCTTGACAAACTTTTCAGGCACATTTGATGGAGTATATGACACAGGTCATAACAGTACCAACAAGGCTGTGTTCGATTTAGACCAAACAGGCGCAGACGGCAACTCTGTAAACACAGGTATACTGACTGGAGAGTTTATTACATCAACAGCATCAGGATCCAAAAAATACAGTGGTGAAATTATTATTACATCTGTAGAAAGAACGGCATCATTTGACGACGTAATCACATTCAGTTGTGCGTTTCAAGGAAGTGGTGTATTGACAGAGGGCAGTGTGTAATAACAATGCTGTCTTTTAAAGCCACAGCAGTAGCAGAGACAATGAGGAGTCTGAAAAGAGACCGTGACTCCCTATTGTCAAATTTTGCAGATGATGTGCTTAAAAAAGCCAAAGCAAACACGCCAATTTTAACGGGTAAGGCAAGAAGGGGTTGGCGTAAACGTAGAAGCAGACAAGGCTTCAACATAGACAACAGAACGCCTTACATTGTACGTTTGGAGAACGGACACTCCAAACAGGCACCACGTGGGATATTAGGTCCTACAGTGCGCCAAGCACGTTTACCAAGGAGACTAAACAGATGACAAACGTAATGACCAAAGCAACCAAACACTTCAAGTCACAACTTTCAGGTAACTTGATGAAAATAACAGTGCCAGAATGGGAAACTGATGTTTACTATAGACCAGTTTCTAGTTTTGCTACAGAAAGCAAAATTGTTGAATTACAACAACAAGGCAAAACTGTAGAAGCATTAGTGGAGTCACTAATTGCAAAAGCACTTACACCAGACGGAAAACCAATGTTCACAAGAATGGATAGGACATCTTTAATGACAGAAGTTGACCCAAAGGTAATTTTACGATTATGCCAAGAACTGAATGCTAATCATACAGAATATGAGGAAGTCGTAAAAAAGTAACAGAAGACACTGAACTTCAACTGCTGATGTTCATAGGTGAAACATTAGGCAAAAGCATAGCAGAAGTTATGCAGTTGAGTGTCACAGAAATTCAAATGTGGGGCGCCTATTTTGAATTAAAAAACAAGGAGCAGAAGCGAAATGGCAACAGTCCAAAACTTAGAAATCCGCGCTATAGATAAAACGCGACTGGCGTTAACAAACATCAACGCACGAATAAAAAACCTTAACACAGGTTTGTTGGGCGTAAACAGAGTTGCTGGTTTGGCTACTGCGGCACTAGGTGCAATTGGAGGTACACAACTCATTAGAGGTATTGTTGCTACCACCACAAGATTTGAAGACTTGAGAACAACACTTGCTTCTGTTACTGGATCAGCACAACAAGGTGCAGAAGCATTTGACTTTATCACAGAATTTAGTACCAAAACACAGTTTGGTATAGAAGAACTTACAACATCATTTGTTAAGTTAAAAGCGGCAGGAATACAGCCTACAGAAGAACTGTTGAATGTGTTTACCAACACGGCAGCCATTACATCGGATCAAATAGGATCACTAGAAGCAGTCACAGATTTATTTGCTAGAACAGTAGGTGGTGGTTTGGGTCTTGAAGAGATTGAAAGACTAGGAGACAGAGGTGTACCCGTACTGCGTATTTTAAAACAAGAATTAAATTTAAACAGAGACCAAATATCTGAATTTGGTAAGTCAGCAGAAGGAGCCAAAAAAATTGTTGATGCATTTGCAAAAGGTATTCAAGAAGAATTTGGTGATGCTACTACAAACTTGTTATCAAACACCAATGTAGCATTTTCAAATTTGTCTATTGCAATAAAACAGGCACAGGATGCTATTGGGCAAAGAGGATTATCCAAAGCATTAGGTGACACAGCAAATGAAATAACTGACCTTATAAAAAACAATGAGGATTTGGTCAACAGTATAGGAGACAAATTATTGTTTGCTTTCATAGTAACAAAAAATGCAATTATATTAGTTGGCAAAAATTTAAATTTATTAGCCAAAGCATTCTTAAGTTTTGTGGCACTCAAACTAACTTTGTCTGTGGTGTCATTGGGTCTAGCATTTGGTGGTGCTCTAGTAACAGGTATAGGATTGGCAGTAAAAGCATTAATTGTGTTTCAATCTGTAATGAGAAAAGGTGTACTAGGATTAATAACAGCGGCTGCAGGTAGTATACTGTTTTTACTTGAAACGTTTGGCACATTTGGAGATGACGTAGATGCTCTAGGCGATGAGTTCAATGAACTAGAAGAAGACCAAAAAAGTTTTTTCCAAAAAGCAAAAGAGGGTGTTACAGAAATTGTAGGAGAATATGACGAATTCATAGGTTCCGTATTAGATTTAGGTGCAGTTAGTAACGAAGAATTTTTATCAGTACAATTAGACCTAGAGGCAA